GATATGATGACTATGCCTGAACCGCCTGCGCCGCCACTACTTCCTGATCCGCTTCCTGATCCGCCACCTCCACCACCACCACCTAAATTGGCTGTTCCTGAAGTTCCTGAATTTAATGATCCATTGCCACCGCCACCTGAACCACCTGTTCCAGCAGTTCCAGGTGTGTAAGCTCCACCGCCTCCACCACCAGCGTAAGTTACGCTTGAACCTGATATAGATGACGCAGAGCCTGCACCACCATTACCACCATTATTTCCTGATCCATTAGAGCCTACTGCACTTGCACCACCACCACCACCTGCACCATAAGTTGCGCCTGTAGAAGACGAACTACCTCCGTTATTACCTTGTCCTGATGTTCCTGCTCCACCTGAAACAGTTGCAGTTCCTGATGTTCCCGCTCCGCCACCTGAACCACCAGCTGCACCTTCATTTCCTGAAGCTCCTGATTTACCACCTCCGCCACCACCAATTGATGTAATGGTAGATAAACCTGCTCCTGAAATAACTGAATTAGCTCCATTACTTCCTGTTGCAGGTGTTCCAGCTGTTGCTCCTGAACCTCCTGCACCTACTGTAATAGTATATGTATTAAGAGTTGATAAAGAAAAAGTAGATGTTTGATATCCTCCAGCACCGCCACCACCTGTTCCGCCATTATAAGTGTTTGCATTACTGCCGCCGCCACCACCTCCAGCTACAGCAAGATAAGTAGCAGAAACACCGCCTTTTTTGGAAAATACACCAAAACCTCTAGCTGCCTCTACTGCTATTCTTGATAATAGTGACATTAACTATTCCTACTTAAATTGTGTTTGTGATGCAAATACTGTGAATGTAGCTGAACCTGTTTTAACAATAGTATATGAGTAAGCGTCTATTCCTGAAGCATTACCACTTGACCATGCTGTGCCACCTTGATATTTAGGTGTAATAGAGTTTCCGTCAATAGTGACTGCATTATTATAGTATGCAGTTGCACCTTGTGATACTAGGAATACAACAGTCATTGATTGACCTGTTGACATAGCTGTGTTTAAAGACGTGCCACTTGAAGCTCTAAAGTTTACAGTCCAATTAGCTGAAGCGTTAGTTGTATAGTAAAGAACTGATTGTGTGGTTACATCGTAGTTAATTGTGCCTGTGGCTGCAGTTGCTGATACTGTGACTACTTCAGCTGCGTTTGTAAATACCGCTGCTAATGTGCTAGATGACCCACTAAATGTTTGAGCCGCAGTAAATGTATTAGCTACGTTAGTGACAGGAATATTAGCCGCAGCCAATGATGTTGCACCTGTGCCGCCATAAGCAGTTCCTACAGGGTTTGTTGGTGTCAAGCTAGTTGCTGTTAAAGCGCCTGTGCTTGGATTAAATTGGAATTTAGTAGAGCTTACAAATTCAGTTGTTAATGATCCTGTGGTAACTGAAGTAAATAGTGGGTATCTTGTAGCGTTTGTGGTTGTATCATCAGTAATAGCTAGTCCTGTGCTTTCAATCGTAATAGAACCTGCGCCATTTGTAATAGATATGCCTGAACCTGCTGTTAAAGTAGCGTTTTTCCAATAACCTGCCACAGCGTCATAGATAATAGTTTGACCTGAAGCTAATGAGCTAAATTGAACGTTTGAGTCTGTGCCACCTAATTGTGATCCTGGATTAAGTCTGATTGCAATAATACCGCCACCTGACGAATTACCATTAATTACGGCTGCTACTTGAGCTTTAACGTTAGGTGCAGTAGGTTTGGTAGCTGTATAACCGCCTGTAACAGCAGGGTCATACCAAAGTATTTCACCGTCACCAATACCTGAAGTGTTGACGTTTCTTAATACACCGACTGTTTGAATTAAGCCAAAGCCATTTAAAGCTATGTTTTCAGCTGCTATACCTACAATGTAAGTTCCGTCAGTAATACCTGTTGCTGGTGCTGCGGTAATAACGCCTGAAGCGCCAACAGAGCCTGTAAACATACAAACTTGGCCTTTAGTGATAGCGCTTGAAGCTTTTGCGTAGTAATACTGATCCTCGCCTATGTGTTGAGTTACATTTCCGCCAATCATGCCTAAAGCAAGCGTATTACTTGTGTTATCCCAACCTAATTGACCAGCAGTTAATGCTGTTGCGTAAGAAGTATTAAATAATATGTAATTTGGTGTTGAAATAGCGCCTGTGATACCTGATAAAGACGTAATGTCTGAATTAGCGCCTGAATTAGCCTTGTTATTAAACGTATTCCAATCGGTTGATGATAAATAACCGTTTGTAGAGGTTGTAGCTTGGGTAATACTAATATTAGGTGTAGCACCACCACTTGAAGATAAAGGTGCAGAAGCTGTAACAGATGTAACACCACTTGAAGCTGGCGCAGCCCATGAAGGCACGCCTGCGGCTAAAGTTAAAACATAGCCATTAGTGCTAGGTGCTAAAAATGTTGTAGCGCCTGGGCCTGATTGGTAAGGTAATGAGCCTGTTACACCGCCTGCTAAATTAGTGGCTGTCGTAGCTGAACCTGCTGTTGTTGCAGTTGCAGCGTTACCTGTTATATCGCCTACAATTGGAGTTGATACAGTTAATCCTGTTAATGTGCCAACGGTTGTGATTCCTGTGTAAGAACCTGATAAATAGCTAGAACCAATAGTTCCGCTTGTAATTTGTGAGCCTGCAATAGATATATTTGATTCAGATAGTGAAGTTAATTGACCTTGTGCGTTAACTTGTGCAGTTAAAGTCTTACTTGATGAACCGTAAGAACCTGCAGTTACACCTGTGTTTGTAATAGAAAATTGTGTGCCAATTAATGTTAATCCTGTTCCTGCTGTATAACCTGCTGCAAATGATAGGTTAAAGAATTGGAGTGGCGTAACACCTAATGTGCCTCCAGGTTGAGCCGTGCAATACCAAGCTGTTGTGGCTTGACCGCCTGATTCAATATAAATAATAGCGCCTTCGTATTCAGCCCAAGTATCAGCACCTGGCGCTCTAGACCATGGGCCACTTGATACGATATAAATGCCATTTTCAGATAAAGTTGATTGGTCTTTAACTAATACTGTGTTTCCTGCTACAAGAGGCACGGTATCAATGGTTTGTAGGCCTGAAAGCGTAATATTTACGGTTGTAGCTGCATTTGCTGGTGGTTTCCAAGAAGCGCCTGCGACTGCATAGTCTACATATTGTTTATTTGCAATATCAGTAGAACCTGTTGGAGTAGCGTCTACTTGACCTGATAAAAAATGACCTGTAGAAGGCGTTGTAGCACCAATAGTCGTGCTATCAATCGTGCTATTAGTAATGTGTAAGCCTGATTGATTAGGATCAATGGTTGCAAAGAATGGCTTGTTCTGCCCAATAAACTCAATAAAATCGCCTGTAACCGTAAAATAGGCTTGAACAGGCAGTAAATTCTGAACAGATGATTGAGCAGGACTAGTCATATATTTCCTTAAGATTGATCGCCAACAGGGGTTACATAAAGAGTTGTTGTGTCAGTTCCACCACAAATTGCAGTGACTTGGAACGGAGCTGCAGGAACTGCAATTACCATAGGGAGTATCATATTAGCTGGTAAAACAAAATCACCTGGTGTGCCTGCTGTTGGAAATACTGAAGCTGGAGCAGTAGGTAAATTTGAAACAGTAACAGCACAAGCTTTAGTGCCAGCATTGATAAATGCAGCATAATTAACTTGGTCGTTAGTGTTTGGAGTAATAGTAATTGAAGTTGATGATGTAGCTGTAACAGCAATCACAGAGGTTTTTCCTGCTGGTCTTATAACTGTGGTATTAGCCATGATTGTTTCCTTGAATTAATTAAATTATAAACTTTAATAGAAAAAAAGCCATTAGAAATTTAATGGCTTCTTCTCATTATTGCATGCTTACGGATTTTGTTGTGTTAAGTCGTAGCCATAAACATACACATCAAATGTTGCAGCCGCACCTTGTGCAGTTCCAACGTTAACGTATAAGTTTTGAGCTGTTTGAACAGCTGTTGAAGCTACAGTTCTTTCTGACACAACAGTAGGGCCTGTTAAAGCAGATAAAGCTGCGTTTGCAACAATTGCTGTGCCACCTGCTGCTGGCGCAGTAAATAAACCTGCTGCAGCTGTAGTTAGGCTAATTGAAGCGTTTGTGATAACAACATTTTTTACAGAGTAAGATGTTGAGTTAATGATAGGTAATACTGTGTCACCTGTTACATTAGCATTAACACCTTGATAAACAGCTAACAAACGAAGCGCTTGGTTGGTTCCAACGAGCTGCGGATGTGAGCTTTGGGTCACTGCTGGGCCTGGATTTGCCATAATAAATTTTCCTTTTCTGTTTGATTAATGTAGGGGACTTTTACATCCCCTAACCGTTACATTACTTAAGCTGCTACTCGGCAAGCTAACTCTGGGTAGAGTGGCGCCCAACCGTATAACACATCAAGACGTGTAGGAATTGAGTCATTGTTAATAGTGTATTGACGAACTACACGCATTGAAAGACCAATTTCCTTGTCAGATGCACGACCAGCAAAATGAACACCGTCAGGCAATTCAAGATCAGCCATAGCTAATGTGAACGCATTTCTGTGCATAATGATATTTTGTGGTGATGTAACACCTGTGTTATTGAATGGAGTAACAGTTTGTGAACCTGTTGATGTTACAACTACGTTTTGGAATTGACCTGCTGTAATAACAGCTGGTGAAACGTTAACTGTAGCTGTGCCACCTGAAGTAATTGTTACAGGTGAATTTACAACGAAGTTACGAAGCTTACCGTATGATTGACGGTTTTGTGGGTTAGCACCAAACACGCCAGCAATAGTAATTACGTCACCTTGGTTGAGTGAAGCATTAGCAGTAGCTGCACCAATAGTGATGTTAGAGCTTGAAGCCCAACCACTTGTTAGGAAGCCTGTTGCTGTTGTAACGTTACATGATAAAACAGATGTTGCATAAGAACCAAATGTTTGTGAAACAACGTTTTGGTCTAATTTCCAATTCATACCACCTGAATCACGACCCATTAAACCTTTGGTGTATTGATCAGAGATAGTTGTTTGTGGATTGAAGATACCTTTTAAGCTGTCAACAATAGTTGCAGATGTAAATGGTTCAACGATACATGATCTACGGCCATCACGTGGAGCGCCTTCAGAGTCAAGGTAAGCTTGACCTGTTAAGAATGTGATTAAACCTGTAGGTGCTACGCCAGCAGTGCCAACAATGTTAGCAGTGTTGTTTTTAGCAGTTACAAGACCGTCACGATCAATCTTATTCGCAATAGCTGCTACAGCTGGTTTAAGAACTCTGTCGCTAAACATATCTAAAGATAATGCTAGGTCTTGAGTTGTAAACTGTGTGTCAACGTGGAATTGTGTTGATAAAGTAACAGGAACTGAAGTTTCATTGAAGTCTTCAACGTTAAGAGCTGGGCCTGTTGTGCCGATGAAACGACCAGGACGTCTTACGTTAACTGTGTTACCAATTTTTGCACCAACAACAGCAAATTGGTCGTCATAGTTACGATCAACTTCTGATGTAAATGTTAATTCGTTTTCCAAGACCATTAACGCTTCGTTAGTGATCTTGCTAATGGTTAGTAAATTATTAGCCATGATATTTCCTTATTTTTCACCGTTGGTGTCCACGCCTACGTCAACAACTGCTGAACTCGTCTTAATTGGATTAAGAGGTGCAGGTGCTTTACTGCGTGCGACTTGAGGTTTCGTTTCAGCGTCAGTTTTAGCTTCTTTTGGTGTATCTTTAGCCTCAAACCTTGCTTCCAATTTCCCAATTTCACGAAGGGCTTTAATTGGACTAGATGAATTTAGCGTTTCTACTAGCTCAGGATTTTCTGCTAGGTGATATAGGATTCTTGGGCCTACATCGGACTCTACGATGGCATCTCTGACAACGTCATTTACAGTGACATCGGCAGCTGAAGCTATCATATCGTCATAGTCAGGTAAATCCGCCTTAATAGCAGCTTCACGTTGCCTCCAAGATTCAGCCAATTTTTGGCGTGTTTCTTGTTCTTTACGTTCAGCTTCGGCTTTCTCTCTATTCAATATAGCTTGTTCAGCACTCCATTCAGCTAATGCTTCAGCGTATTCAAACGCGTCATTAAACTGACTAGGCTGTGGCTTTACGTTTTCCTCTACAGGTTTAGGTTCAGCCTTTCCTTCTAGCTCTTTAATACGACTTTCTAAAGCTTCACGAGCTTCACGTTCACGAGCCGCTTCTTTACGCGCCTCTTCACGTTGCTTTGTTAGCTCTGAAAATCTCTTTTCAAGCTTGGGGTTTTGTTTCTTTTCCTCTGTTGCTTTTGTTTCCGTTTCAGTTGTTTCTGGCTCACTCTGAACTTCAGCTTGTTCCGTTGGCTCTGTTTCAGTAACTTCCTCTTTAGGTGTTTCTGCTACAGCCTCAATCGGTGCTTCTTCAGCTAAACCCAACCTATTTGCGTAGAATTCCTCTGCATTTGCAGAAGTGACTACACTTCCTGCTTCTTTTTCTGACATG